ACGGTCATGCCGGCACCGGCAACACAATCGCTCGCCGGTTTTCCGGCGCTCGCGGTCGAGGCGGTGAACGATCCGACCCGGGCGCTAAACGCGGTCACCGGCCTGCCCGGCCTTTTCGGGCGCTATTCGGCCGGGCGCCGCGGCACGATGTTGCCGAGCTCGGCGACGGTCGACTCGGTGCTTGCGGACTCGATCACGACCCGCCAGGCGGTGCTCGATGCGGCGGCATCGCTGCAAACCGCGCTGCAGGGGCTCTAGGGCGCGTGCCAGCGCTGCCGGCTACTAACCCCGCGGCCGAGGCGTTCCCGCTTATGGGCGGGCCGCGCTGGCCGGGTCTGAGGCCTTTAGATGGCCGGTGAAGCTATCAGCACCGCATCGGCTGATCTGGCCGCGGCGCTATTGGCCTCGACGACAGACCCGGCCGACGGGGTTCGCCTGCTCTTGCCGCTCGCCGGTTGGATGCCGCCGAGCGTGCCGGGCACCGGGCCGCTCGCCGAGCTCGCCCGCGAGGTGCAGGGCGCCATCGCCTCTAACCTGCGTTGCGCGGCCTGCGCGGCGCTCGCCGAGGCGGCGCAGCTATATCAACCGCTGAGTTACCAGGATGCTTTATCGGTGCGCTCGCTCGTGTGTGACGCCCTCGACCTCGAGGCGACCCGCTGCGCCGATGCCGGGCGCGATCCCAGTTACCAGGCCTTGCGCGAATTGCGCGCCGCGGTGGCGCTCGACCTGGCGGTGCGCGGGGCGAACCTGGCCGCGCTGGTCGAGGTGCGCACGCTGGTGCCGATGCCATCGCTTGCCGAGGCGTGGACTCTCTATCAGGACACCAGCCGCGAGCCGCAGCTGGTGGCTTCGGCCGAGGCGCCGCACCCGCTATTCCTGCCGCTCACCTTCGCGGCGCTCGCAGAATGATCGGTGCGCAGGCGAGCGACCCTGACGAGCTCGCGCTGATCATTGGCGGCAAACAGTGGGCCGGATGGCAACGGGTAACGGTGGCGCGATCAATGGAAAGCGTGCCGGCGAGTTTCGACCTGCAGGTGACCGAACATTATCCGACCTCGCCCGATGTTTCGATTAAGCCCGGCGACCCGTGCAAGGTCATGATCGGCGGTGAGCTCGTGATCACCGGCTTTATCGACCGCTACGGATCGTCGCTGAGTCCAGGCGATCACACGGTGCGCATATCGGGCCGCAGCAAATCGGCCGACCTGGTCGACTGCTCGGCCTTTGTCGGGCAGCTGCCCAAACCGACGTTTGGGGTTAAGAGCGGCACCACGCTATCGATCGCGCAGGCGCTCGCGAAACCCTATGGCGTCACGATTACGAGCCTCGCCGGGCCCGGGGTGACGATCCCGCAATTTCAGATCAACCTCGGCGAGACAGTTTGGGAAATCATCGATCGGATTACCCGGTTTTCGCAGCTGATCGCTTACGACATGCCCGACGGCTCGGTGGTGCTCGCGCGTTCCTCGACCGAAAAGATGAGCTCGGGTTTTGTGCAGGGCGTCAACCTCGAGCGTGCCGAGGTGACCTTTACCATGGATGAGCGATTTTCGGATTACATCGGGCATTTCACCTCGACCGCGGCCTATCACGATGATGCCGGGCCCAACGCGCCCGATATCGGTGAGGTCATTCACGACGGCGGGGTGCCGCGCTTTCGGCTGCGCATCATCCTTTCCGAGCAGACGCAGGACGGCCGGCCGATCGCCACCGACCGAGCGCGGTGGGAATGCAACCGCCGCATCGGCCGCTCGCAAGCCGTTACCGTCACCTGCGACTCCTGGCGCGACAGTGCCGGCAAGCTATGGGCGCCGAACCATATGGCGCCGATCAATCTGCCGGCGCTCAAACTGCCCGAGGCTAGTTGGACGATTGGCCATGTTGTCTATACCCGCGACGAATGGGGGCAGCACGCGATCGTCACCTTGATGCCGGCCGAGGCGTTCCTGCCCGAGCCGGTCGGCACGCCCTACCAGCTGCCGCCCACCGTCGACCAAATCGAGCAGAACAACGCGGCAAGGCGCGAGCCGCCGACCTGACATGAGCAACCCGCTACAGCACCAAATCGATCGGCTTTACCGCCGGATTCTCATGAGCTCGGCGCCGGGGCTGATACTCGCCACCGACGACACCGGCCCGGTGCATAAGGTGCAAGTGCGGATCCACGGCACGCCCGAGGTGATCGATGATATTCCGGTGTTGATGCATTACGGCATCGCCACGCACGCACCGATCGGCACCGACGTCGCGGCAATGTTTGTGGCCGGGCAGCGCTCAAATCCGCTGATCGTCGGCACCAATAACCAAAAATTCCGGCCGCGCAATATGAAGCCGGGCGAGGTGCAGCTATTCACCGACGAAGGCGACAATCTCAAATTCTCCCGAGAGAAGGCCGTCGCCCTCACCGCCGGCAATTCCGCGGCGATCAACACCAAGGCCGCGACGATTAAGGGCAGCGACACCGTTACGCTCGACTCGCCGATCACGACCGCGACCAAAGACATTAAGGCGCTCGGCAAGGTCGATGCATCGGGCGGGTTTTTTCAAAACGGGGTGCCGATCACCGGCGGCGGCGGCACCGCGGGACCGCCCGGGCCAGCTGGGCCAGCTGGGCCGCAAGGCGCCACCGGCGCGACGGGCCCGGCCGGCGCCGACGGCAACACGGTGCTGCACGGTGCGGGCGCGCCGCCTGGCACGGTGGGGCAGGCGGGTGATTTCTATATCGACACCGTACCTCATGCCATGTACGGGCCGAAAACGACGACCTGGCCGGCGCCCGCAACCTCGCTAATCGGCCCGACCGGCGCGACGGGCCCGACGGGTGCCACCGGGCCGCAAGGCGCGACCGGGCCGCAGGGCGCGACCGGCGCCGCCTCGACGGTGCCCGGGCCAGCTGGCCCGACCGGCGCCACCGGCCCGACCGGCCCGCAAGGCCCGGCAGGAACCGCGGGCACGACATACCAAGCCGGGCCCGGCCTCGCGATCAACAGCGGCACGACACCGCCGACCATCGATGTTGCAACGCCCTATCTGCCGGTCGCCGGTGGTGGAACGATAACCGGCGCCGCGGGGCAGGTGATCATCAACCGCAACGCCGCCGCCGCGCCGCCCGCGGCAGGCGTGAACAACCCCATTCTGCTACAGATCAACGGCCCAGACGGCGGCATAAACCCCGAAGCCGTTCTCGACTCTCACGCTGCCTTTCCTATCCTGCGGCTGCGGCGAACAGATGGCCCGGGGGCCGCGCCGAGCGCGGTGCAGAGCGGCGACACTGTCGGGCAAATTATCTGGACCGGGTATGGCGCCACGACATACAGCGGCGCCGCCGCGCGGCTCTCGTTAGTGGCAACTGAAAACTACACCGACACGCTGCGGGGCTCGCGACTCGACGTTCAGGTATCGATGAACGGCAGCGGCGCCATTAGCACGGTGGCGTCATTCGGCCCGACCGGCAATATGTCGCTAGCGCAAGATCCTGTCGCGCCCACGGATGCCGCTACCAAGCGATACGTTGATTCCGCCGCCAGCCCGAGCGGCGCAATGATGGCGTTTGCCGGCGCAGCCGCGCCGACCGGCTGGCTATTGTGCAACGGTGCTCTTGTTTCGCGCACGACCTATGCCGCGCTGTTTGCGGCGATCGGCACCGCTTACGGTGCCGGCGACGGCTCGACGACGTTTGGATTGCCCGACATGCGCGGCCGGGTCGCGGCCGGAATGGACCCGAGCAATTCGACCGGACGGCTCACCGCGAGCGCGACCGGCGGGGTGTCGGCGGCGGCGCTCGGCAACAATGGCGGTGAGCAAGCGCATGTGTTGAGCACGCCGGAAATTCCGAGCCACAACCACGCGCTGACCGATCCGCAGCACCGGCACGGCCCGGCCAGAGGGCAATTCACGGAAACCGATTTTAGTGCTCAGGTCGTCGTCGGGGGCGGGCTTTTCAGCCCGAACCTACAGGACACCGTTACCGCCTTTGCCACGACCGGAATCACCATTGCCGCGGCTGGCGGCGGCGGCGGGCACAACACCGTGCCGCCCGCGCTGATCGTCAATTGGATCATTAAGACATGAGCGGGTGGATTGAGGCCGACGGCCTGCCGGCGCCGATCGCCGAGGCGCCGCTCGCGCCGGCGACGACGACCGGCGACATTCGCATAGTGTGGGACAACGGCAACGCGCTCGGCGATTGGTCACTTGCCGAGGGCGACCTCGAGACAGGGCAAGACCTCGAGACGGCTTGCCTGGTGTCGCTGTTTTCGGATCGCCTCGGCACGCCCGATTTTGTGCCGACCGATGGCACCAATAACCGCCGCGGGTGGTGGGCCGATTACTACGACGACCAGCCGCTCGGCTCAAACCTATGGCAACTCGACCGGGCGAAGAAAACCCGCGGCACGCTCGGCCTCGCCCGAAATTGGACTCTCGACACGCTGCAATGGCTGATCGATGACGGCCTAGCCAAATCGGTCGAGTGCAACACCGCGTGGCTGGCGCGCAACATGCTCGGCATCGCGGTCGCGATCATTAAGCCCGACGGCAGCGAAACCCGGTTTCGCTTTGGCTGGGCCTGGTCGGGCCTGGCAACCGTCGACTCGCCGATCGCCTTTCCTGCAGGGCTGATTCCGTAATGCCATTCGCTCGCCCGTCGCTGACCGCGCTGCGCAACCAAGCGGTGCAGGATATCACCACCTCGGGCGTGCCGGGGCTCACCGGGCTATTGCGCAAGGCGGTGCTGCGCGTGCTCGCCTGGTGTATGGCCGGGCTCGCCTACTCGGTTTATGGGTATGCCGATTGGATCGCCCGCATGGGCGTGCCCTTTACCGCCGAGGATGAATTTTTATTCGCGTGGGCCGGGCTGATCGGGGTTTATCCGAAAGAGGCGGCCGCGGCGACCGGCGCCGCCGCTTTCACCGGCACTCCGACGAAGGTGCTGCCGAGCGGCACGCCGCTAACCCGCCAGGATGGGACACCGTATGTCACGACGGCCGATGGCGTGGTTGACGGCACCGGCAATGTTGTGGCGCCGATGCTCGCCACCGTGCTCGGCGCGCTGACAAACTGCGACGACGGCACCGCCATTTCGATCGCGAGCCCGGTGCCGGGCATCAATTCCGGCGGGGTGACGGTGGGCCCGACGACCGGCGGCGCCGACCAGGAAACAAACGACGAATTGCGCACCCGGATGCTCGAGAAGTACCGCGAGCCACCGCAGGGCGGCGCCGCGGCCGACTATGTCGAATGGGCGCTCGAGCTCCCCGGGTGCACCCGCGCGTGGGTGACGGGCAGCGGCTATGGGCCCGGCAGCGTCGTCGTGTTCCCGATGTTCGACGAAACGCAGGCCGCGCACGGCGGTTTCCCGCAGGGCACCGACGGGTGCGCCACCGCGGAAACCCGGGGCCCGACCGCGGCCGGCGATCAGCTGCTAGTCGCCGATCATATTTACCCGGTGTCGCCGGTTACCTCGCTGGTCTATGTCGCCGCGCCGGTGCCGTTCCCGGTCGACGTCACGGTGCAGGGCCTCGAGCCCGACACCGCCGACATTCGCGCGCTAATTGCCGCCTCGCTCGACGACGTCTTTTTGCTTGTCGGTGAGGTCGCCGGAGTTATCTGGCCGTCGGATCTGTACCAGGCGATTAGCGCAACACCTGGTGTCGAGCACTTTACGATGCTCGAGCCCGCCGACGCGATCGAGGCGCCGGGCGGCGCCCTGCCGGTGCTGGGCACGCTGACGATCAGCTAATGCCGCTGCCGCCGGACTATTCGGCCGAGGATTACCTCGGGCAATTTCAGCGGCTCTTGCCGCGCGGCCGGGTATGGCACCGCGGGTGGGGCTGGATTCAAGATGCCGACCTGTTGACGCTCATGCCGACCTGGTCGCGGCTGCAGGGGCGCCTTAACGACCTGATTACCGAGATTTTCCCGTGCACCACCACCGAGCTCCTAACCGAATGGGAGGAATCGCTCGGGCTACCCGACCCGTGCACCGGCCCGCTGCCAACCCAGCAACAGCGGGTCGCCGCGGTTTGCGCCAAATTCTCGGCGCGCGGCGGGCAAAGCCGTGATTACTACATCGCTGTTGCGGCGGCGCTCGGCTTTGAAATCCGCATCGTCGAATTCTCGCCGTTCTATGCCTCGCGCAACCGCGCCGGCGACCCGTGCTATGACGAAAAATGGGCGTTCGCCTGGCAAATCGTCGCCGCTGAAACGCCTGTTATTTGGTTCCGCGCCGGTGTTTCGACGGCCGGCGACCCGCTCGCCGCGTGGGGCAATCAGCTGCTCGAGTGCACCTTTCACGCCTTGAAGCCGGCGCATACCGAAATCGTCTTTTCTTACACGCTCAATAATTCGCGGTGGGATGCCGGGCGCTCGATTTGGGACGCCGGGGCCTCGATTTGGGATGAAGGGCAGGTGATCGATGCCGAGCCAAATTGATGCCACCCTGCCGGTCGAGGGCAACCCAACAACGCAATCGGTGCGCGAGAATTTCGCCACCGCGAAAAACGAAATCACCGCGCTGCAAACCGCCACCGCGCAGGCGCCCTATGTGCCGATCGCCGGCGGCACCCTGACCGGATCCTTATTGCTCGCCGGCGACCCGACCTCGGGCCCGATGGCGGCAACCAAGGCTTATGTCGACGCGCACAGCACCGGCGGCGGCGGCGGCATTCCCGAGGCGCCGGCCGATGGCACCTTGTATGCCCGGCGCAACGGGGCGTGGGTGGCCTCGGTGCCGATCGGCGGCGGCACGATGACCGGCGCCCTCTTGCTCGCCGCTAACCCGACCGCGCCGCTCGGCGCCGCAACGAAAATCTATGTTGATTCTGCGATTGTTCCGGCGAGTGAAACGACCGTCGGTGTTGCGCGGCTCGCGACACAAACCGAGGCCGCGGCCGGCGCCGACGATCAAACAATCGTAACGCCGCGAAAGCTGCAGAGCACGATCGCGCCCTTGATGCCGCCGGGCGCCATCATCGCTTATGCGGCCGCGGCCGCGCCGACGGGCTGGCTGCTCTGTAACGGCGCCGCGGTGAGCCGCACCACCTATGCCGCGCTGTTCGCTGCGATCGGCACGACCTACGGCGCCGGC